CGATATGGGGACGATATAACCGCAGAACCCGCCGGGCTTGAGAAGCGAGAATGCGCGCTCGAAGAAGAATGCGTGCGTGTTCCCGCACGAAGCCGTCTCGTAGTGCTCGATGAGTGCCTTCGTACGATTCCTCCCGCTTATCTCCACATAGGGTGGATTGCCGAGAACGATGTCGAAGCCGCCCTCCTGCATGATGTCGTACACGTCGATATGCCAGTGTGTCGGGTGCGGGACGACATGGTTGGAGGGGTAGTACAGCTTCTTTTTCTTCTTGTCCACCCGGTAGCTGAGCTCATGGAGATACCGGAAGTAGTTGAGCGAGGTAAAGTCGTACACCCGCTCCCGGATGATCTCTATTAGCTCCTTGAGCTGCTCCGCACGCTTGAGCGACTCGGTGCTGTAGAGCTCCCGTATCCGGGAGTAGGTGGCGAGGATGGCGTGCAGATTCGTACCCTGGAATGCGCGTTCGGCTTCATCGATGAGACGCATGGTTCCGGGGTCGTCATAGGCGAGCCGCAGTCCCGCTATGGTCGCCTGGATGGCCTTGTCATACGGTGAGTGGATGATGACCTGTTTGAGGTCCTCGTCCAACCAGCCTACCAGGGAATCGCCCGTGAGGATGTTGTACTCGATGTTGGGGAGGACTTCCATGTGTGAATCCCGGGAAAAATCTGCCGTCTCGATAAGGCTTAGCCACAAGCGGAGCTTGGTAATCTCCGTTGCGGTCTGCTCGATGTCGTTCCCAAAGATATTGTGCGTGATGATATGCTTCTTGATTTCAAACAGTGACTGCCGCTCCCCAAGGGCATCCCGGAGGATGCTGTTAATCAAGGTGAGCTCGTCAAGAACGGTGATTAAGAAGTGGCCAGACCCCTCTGATGTCAAGGTAATGTTACAAAAAAGAGCACCGATTTATTCAATGCCCTTCTACGTTTTTAGCTTTTCAAAACCACTTTGATATCACCACTATGAGAGACGATAACCTTGTCAATATATCGTTCTACAATCTCCCTTGTGAGTGAATCAGTAATCTCTAGTTTCTCATATTCTATTTCTTCGACTTCATTTTCTATTGTCTCAATATCCATATCAATCGAGCGTTTCTTTTTAATGAAATCTTCCCTAGATAGTTTGCCAATCTTGTATTGATGGAATGCTTCTTCTTTTTCAGATTCCAATACAGTAATCCGATCCACCTTAGTTGACTTTATTTTGAGTTCTTCTTCAATACATTCTTCAGATTGAACCCTATCTTTGACCAAGTTCCAAACTGTTTCTTCAATCACTTCCAATTTTAGATATTTAACTTCTAGCTTCTTAGTCTTACAAGTTCTACAAAACATATAATTAAATTTTTTTACACCATTCTTTTGATGCCTCTTAGTGCTATTTCTTGAAAGAACATGACCACAATCTTCACAGACAACAAAACCTTCTAGTGGATATCTAATTTCTTTTAACTTGGAGTAATCCACATTCTTAAATCCTTTGGTTTTGTTCTGTTCTCGAACCTGATTAAACATTTCCCTTGAGATAATTGGTTCATGGTTATTAAATACCCGCCCCCAATCTTCTCTTGGAACTGACACTGCTTTTCCACCACTAGAAAATGATTTTTGAACCATGTTATAGCAGTATGTTCCTGTATAGTTTTCATTTGCAAGAATTTTAATAATCGTTCCATGCATCCAGATTGGTTCTTTATGCTTCTCTGTAGTTGTTGCATTATAAGAGTAATCCATACCTGAAGTTTGCTTCTTTCGCCTATATGGAGTGATGTAATTCTTTTCATTAAACAACTCAGCAATTTTTCTAGTTGACATTCCATTTAATGATAGTTCAAAAGCCTCTCTTACAATATGAGCTACTTCATCATCTATGATTATTTTATGCTTGTCATTAGGATCTTTGATGTATCCAAACGGTGGTTGCCAAGCCATGAATTTTCCTTTAGCTTTCAAAGCATTCTGAACTGACCTCACTTTTTGACTAGCATCTTTTGCGTAGAAATCATAGAGCAGGTTTTTGAACTGGATATCCAGTTCCGTTCCATTTCCTTTTTCTTTGCTACTATCATAATTGTCATTGATGGCAATAAACCTTACACCCATAAAAGGGAAGATGTTTTCAAGGTAATCACCCATCGCAATGTAGTCACGCATAAAACGAGATAAATCTTTTACGATGATGGTTTTTACAAGATTAGCTTTTACTTCATTCATCATTCGTTCAAATCCAGGTCTCTTGGTATTCGAGCCACTAAAGCCATCGTCGATATATTCTTCATAAGGAAAATCTTTCAAATCACTTTGTGCCTTAAAAAATGAAGTAACATAATTTCTTTGGGATACGATACTTTCACTTTCTTCTCGACCAGATTGTTCTTCTACTGATAAACGGAAATATAATGCTACTTTATTCATTGGATACCTCCGTTCTCATTGAAGTCATATAAGAAATGAATCTCTATCTCAGTTTTTGAAATAACATCAATTCTTTCGATTAGTTCTTTAATAACTTCAGCAGAAAGCTTTGTTTCTTTTCTTGCTTGAAAAATTGTTCTAGCAACCTTCCTACTTTTTCTTTCATCTTTTTTTAGTTTTGAAATCATCATCTCGATCCTAGATATCTCCGAACTGTAACTTGCATGTTTCCTTGATTCATCTTCTTTAAGAGCGATGTATTTGGCTTTATCAAGGTTTCCTGTTGCATATCGTTCATATAAACGAGCGATTGCTACTTCCGATAAATCCTTCTTCATTGATAGCTCTTTAAGACTAGTCTCTGAAACTTCTTTCCTTCTTGAAAATTCGTTTTTAATTCTCTCCAAGAAGCTTTTCTCTGAAATCAGCCTAGAAGCTATTTCTTGAATTGTTTTAAGCACCATGGCATCTAAGTGTTCTTCCTTAATGAAGATATCAATCTTTTCTACACTCTTACCTGTAAAGTTATTTGCTTGGAAGCAATAGATTAATCGCTTTTCAGTCTTCCCATATATTCTTGATCTACGGTATAAAGCTCTTTCCGTACCCTTTAGAAAAACAAGTCCAACATAGCGATTTTCATAATCTCTCACTAAGTCATTTCGTTCAGAAGAGAAAGAATGATTTTCCTTACGTTCACGCCTCAACTGTTGAATTTGCTGAAACTCATCAGCAGATATAATCGCTTCATGAGAATTCTCTGCTACAATCCAATCTTCTGAAGATGTTGAATACGGTGATTCGCCTTTAGCTAGATTTTGCCTTCTTTTTCCTTGTCTAAGTGTACCTGTATAGGTCTCATTCATTAACATCTTTGCCACCGTACCTTTGCTCCACTCTTGACCATCTTCTAGACGATAAATTTCACCAGTTTTATTGTAATGGGTCGCTGTGGCTACTTTTAATCTGTTGAGTTCCAAAGTAACTTCATATTGACTTTTACCTTCAAACGTCCAATCAAATATCTGACGAACGATAGGAGCTGTCTCTTCATTGATAACCAGTTTTTGACCCTTCGGTGTTTTTTCAATCTTATATCCATAGGGTGGAAGCGAACCAATGAAATAACCTTCTTTTGCTCTTACATGTTTAGCTGAAATAACTTTTGATGAAATATCCTTTGCGTACATATCATTGATGATATTTTTAAGCGTCACCTCAAAGGACTTATTGTTATCTAGTCCATCTATGGTATCTAGATTATCGGTAACGGAAATGAATCTAACTCCCAGAAATGGAAACACCTTATCTATAAGTTGTCCCATCTCGATATGTTCACGACCAAGCCTAGATAAATCACGCACAATAATACAATTAAGCTTGCCATTTCTAACATCAGCCATCATCTGAATATAGGCAGGTCTTTCAAAGTTTGTACCTGAGTACTCGTAGTCCTCATAAACTTGAATCACCTGGATGCCTTTACTTTTTGCATGTTCCTCACACACATAAGCCTGTGCCTTTGGAGAAGAAGACTTTTCCCTCCATTCTTCATGTCTCTCATTTGAAAGCCTGATATAAATACCAGCACGATAAACCGATTTGGATGATTCTTCTTTTTCTATTTCGTATCGTCTTGATGTTCTAGCCATAATAAGCCACCCCATCTCCACTAACACGAGCTAAAGGAAAGACATAAATCTTTCCATCTTTTGATTTTTGATTAAGTTGTGCTTGCTTGATAATGGTTTCTAAGGCATTGAGTTCTTCCATGTGATTAAATACCACAGAGATTTTCTTATCCTCACCAATCTTAATGCGATTAACCAGATACACTAATCGTCTGCGGTCAAGCTCGCCATCTTCCTTTAGTTCATCTAAATCAATAAGCCATTGGCGATTACGGATTTTATCTTGAACTTCATTCATCATCCTATTCTTGTTTTCTATCTGAATAGAAATCTCCTTAATTTTTGCTGCATAGTTTGCTCGAAAGCGATTAAACTCTTCTTCTGTAATGAGGTCATCTTCTAAGTCCATAAATAAAGATTGACGAAGTGTTTCGTATTTCTTTTTCTCCCCAAGTAGATCATTAACCTCGGCTTTAAATTCAATAGAATTAAAATCTTGTCTTAAAGCATAATGATAAATCCGTTCATTGTAATGCAAGAAATCATTGAGAAGATGTTCTACTACATCCTTTAATTCTTCCTCTTTGATACTATGCCTAGAGCATTCGCCACTATCATTGTGGCTACCACAGATATAGAAGACATTGGTATTGTCTTTATACTTCACAACTCGCCTGATCATTTGTGAACCACAATCCTTACAAAAAAGCATTCCACTAAAAAGACTTGGTACACCTCGGCTATTCACATCCCTAAGTAACATTTCATTTGCGATGGCAAATATGCTTTGAGATACGATACCTTTGTGAGCATTTTCAATGACTACCCAGTCTTCTTTTTTTATGTCTATTCTCTTATCACTTTTGTAGTTGAGTTTCATTTGTTTGCCTTGCTCAAGCGTTCCGACATAAACAGGATTGCTGATGATTCTGTTTATCATCTTTGCATTCCATTTTCTGTCTTTGCCAGTAAATCCTACGCTGTCACCCAGTTCATTTTCTTTGTGACGAGCAGGAGTGATTATGCCTAGTTCATTTAAGAATTTCGCAATGGCATTGGATGAATAACCTTCTACCTTCTTATTGAAGATAGTTTCGACAATTCCTTTTACTTCTTGGTCAATGATAAGCTGATGTTTATCCTTCGGGTTTTTCTTATAACCAAAAGGAGCAAACGCACCTATGAACTCACCCTTTTCTCGTTTCATCTGTTGAGAACTTTTGACCTTCATCGAAATATCACGACAATAGCTATCATTAATAAAGTTCTTAATAGGCAAAACTAAATGAGTATCATTTGCATCTGCATTAAATGAATCATAATTATCATTGATAGAAATGAATCTGACCTTTTTCTCTGGAAAAATCTTTTGGAGATACTTTCCAGTTTCAATATAGTCACGACCAAATCGAGATAGGTCTTTTACTACAATCGTTTCAATCTTTCCTTTTTCAAGGTCTTCCATCATTCGTTTAAATGATGCTCTGTTGAAGGTTGCTCCACTGACACCATCATCAACATACTCACATGAAATATTTAGCCCATGCTGTTTGCCATAAGCTTTAATGAGTTCTCTTTGACTGGAAATGGAATTACTTTCGACTTCTTCGCCATCATCTCGTGATAGCCTTAGATACATTACTGCTAATTTTTTCATTACTTTTCCTCCTTAAATCGTTACTCACTGCAAATGGTTATTTAAGGATTCAAAGCTTCCACATCTAAATTTTACAGCCCTTTACCTAAAATGTCAGCGGCTAATATTAG